TCACCAGATAAGTCGGGAGAGGCAAGAAACCCAAAGGGCGATGGTAGTCAGGTTGACTAATAGCACTCAACTACTATTTGCCTTTTTATACATAAGTCGCTAAAATTAAGCATATGAATATCGAAAAATCACATTGGTCAAGTAATGGAGAAAACCTTCATTTATCAGTTCCCTTTACAAAAGTAAATAAGGAGAACAGAACAGTGTCTGGTTTTGCTACACTCGATAACATTGACCAGACTGGCGACGTAGTTACAGCAGAAGCAAGCCTAAAGGCATTCGAAAGCTTCCGTGGCAATATTCGTGAAATGCACACTCCTCTTGCAGTTGGAAAGTTAATTTCATTTAAGCCAGAGACATACTACGATCAAAGAACAAAAAAGTTTTATAATGGAGTTTATGTAACAACATATATTTCAAAGGGTGCACAGGATACTTGGGAAAAGTGTCTAGATGGCACCCTTACTGGTTTTTCAATCGGCGGAAAAATTAAGCAGTCAGATAATGAAGTTAACAAGGCAACAGGAGAAGCTGTAAGATTCATTAAAGAGTATGATCTTGTTGAGCTTTCAGTTGTTGATTCTCCAGCAAATGAATTGTGTAATATCTTTTCTATTGAGAAAATGAATGGCCAGATGGTATTTAAAGGCATGGCTGCAGATGTAATTACAGAAAATATTTTTTATTGCGAAGAAAGCAATGATGTTTTTCTTTCAACAGAAAAAACATTTGATTCACCAATCACTGGAGCTCCAATGGAAATCATTGGTTGGGTAGAAAAGTCTGACGTTAATAAGTCAGTAGAAGTAGATAAGATTCTTGATTCGTTTAAGAAATCAAGATTACCGTTGCCTGAAACACAAACAATTGCAAAACAGGCAAACGCAGAAGGAGGTAATGAAGTGTCAGAAAACACAGAAAACACAACAGTTGAAGAGACTGTTGTTGAAGAAACACCTGCTGTTGAAGAAACACCAGCAGCTGAAGAAGCTCCTGCAGAAGATGCAGTAGCAGATGCTTCTGCCGATACTGTAGAAAAAGCAGCCGACGTATCAGAAGTTATGGTTGATGAACCTGATTTTGCAAAGATGTTAGGCGATCTAAAGGGATTTTTCTCAGAGACTCTAAATAAGGCATCAGAAGCAAATGCTGCACAGGTTTCAGCTATTCAATCAACAGTTGAAACATTCAGCAAGAGCGTCGATGAGCGTATTACAGAGATGGCAGATCAATACACTACACTTTCAAAAGCTGTAGAAGAAATCAAGGGCACCATTGATGGTGTTCAAAAGCGTGTAGATGCCGTAGAAGGCGAAACAGCAATTAAGAAGTCCAGTGATCTTGGCGGATCACAGGAAGTAACAACAATCAAAAAATCAAAATGGAACGGTTCTTTCCTCGGTTCCGTATCAGATTTAATCAACTAATAAGGTAGGTGAAAAAACAATGAGCAATGAATTATTAAAAGACATAGCAGCTGGAACAACAGCAACAGGTACTTTCGCTTCCACTTCAGGTGGAACAGGTATCCACACCGCATCAGAAAATGGTAACGGTGGTTTGCTTAACCCAGAGCAGTCTGCTCGCTTCCTTGACTATATGTTCGACGCAACCGTTATCGGTAAAGTCGCACGTACAGTTAGAATGAAAGCAGATACAACCGAGATAGATCGTATTGGAGTTGGCGAGAAGCTTATGAAGCTCGCTACAGAAGGTTCAGACACAGGCAGCAACGCCGCAGTTACTTTCTCAAAGATTTCTCTCACAACAAAGAAGCTTCGTCTAGACTGGGAGCTCTCAACAGAGTCACTAGAAGACAACATCGAAGGTGCAGATCTCGAAGATCACATCGCACGTATGTTAGCAACACAGGCAGGTAATGACATTGAGGATGTACTCCTTAATGGTAATACTGCTCTAACAGATGATGCCCTTTACAAGGCATTTAATGGTGTAGTTAAGAAGGCAAAGACATACGGTCACGTTGTCGATGCAGGTGGAGCAGCAATTTCACGTGCTGTATTCAACTCAGCTCTTAAGGCTCTTCCACGTAAGTACAAGCAGCGCAGAACAGATCTTCGCTTCCTCTCAGGTTCAAACTTGATCCAGGATTACTTATACTCAACATCTAACTCAACAAACTTCGCTAACCCACAGGATATTGCTTCAGGCATCATCCGTGGAGAGGTTGCACCAGTTTCAGGTCCAGCAGGATATGTAGCTCCATACGCATTTGGTATTCCAATCGTTGAAGTTCCACTTCTTCCAGAGACACAAACAGGTGATTACTCAGCAGCATCAGGTTCACACGGTGACATCCACTTGACATTCCCAAATAACGTTGTTATTGGTATCAAGCGTGATGTTACAGTTTACCGATTCTTCTGGCCACGTAAGGACTCAATCGAGTACACAATGTATACTCGTGTTGGCGTTCAGATCGAGCAGGCAGACGCTTGGGTAGTTGTTAAGAACGTTAAGGTTGCTAGCTAATTAATTAGCTAAATACTTCAGAGAGGCCCCCGATTAATTTCGGGGGCTTTTCATTTAAATTTATAGGTGCTATAATTGATTTACTTAGACTAAGGAGAAAATATGTCATTTGAAACACTAAAGGTTTCAGAGCTAAAAAAGATTGCAGAAGATTTTGCAGTTGAAACAGACGGGCTAAAGAACAAGGCAGAAATAATTGCAGCTCTCGCAGAAGAGGGCGTAACATTCTCAGTATATGAAAAGACACTGAAAAGCGTTGAAGATGAGTCAGAAGTAGAGTCACAAGAGGTTCTACCAAAGTTTGACCCAAAGGCAGAAGTAAAGGATCAGGTCTTAATTAGAATGACAAGACCAAATTACAGATACGATATCCAGGGTTACACATTTACAAAAGAGCATCCCTTTGTTGCAATGAAAGAGGAAGATGCACAGAAAATTTTTGATAAAGAGGAGGGTTTTCGTTTAGCGACACCAAAGGAAGTTCAAGACTTCTACGGCTAAACTTAAGCAGTTAAAATGGCTGAAATTTATATAGATCAAACATCACCAATTAAGACAAAGATATTTTTTGGTGGAGAAATTTGTGATGCAGATGATAATGTTAATGTTACAGTTTTTGACATTACAGAAGATAAATCAGCCTCTCCTTTAGTAGATCCAGGGACGGCAGTACATACAGCAGTAGCCACAAAATCAGAAAATGATGCTGGCACTTATTACTTTGTACTGCCACCTGGACTAACAAGAAGAACTAGAAAATTTAAAATAGAGTGGGAATATGAGATTGATGGCGTTGAAAGCTATCACTCATCCTATACAGATGTAGTAACTCCATACGTAAGCTTATTTGAAGTTATGGACGATTTAAATTATGGAACAGACCCAGGCGATATTAATTTCAAAAGCTATCATGATTTACAGATGGCTGAAAAGTGGGCACGAAAAGTAATTGAAAATTATACAGGTCAGTCTTTTTATTTATATGATGACCTACATGTCGTATATGGCGACGGCGCAGATTCATTAAGATTGCCATTTAAGATAAATGAGATTCACGAGTTGTATCAGAATGACATCTTGCTAATCGACAATATTAATGAAATTAACAACTTTAACTATTCTGTGCAAGTTTCAGAAAGTGGATTCGGAATAAGAATCAATAGAGCTAATATGCTTGATAATACTGTTTATAGTGCAAATGGAATGGTCCCCCCTTCCATTAATGACAGCGCTGGAGTATTTAGCAAAAATAGCGTATATAGAATTCAAGGCAAGTACGGATGGGACTATGTTCCAGATGAAGTAGAAGAAGCAACAATTCACCTCATGAGAGATTATTTTTCTAAAGATAGAGAGTGGAGAAATAAGTACATTCATAGCGTACAATCCTTTGACTGGCATTTTGAGTACAACACAGGTGCCTTCCTAGGAACTGGAAATATATATGTTGATCAAATTCTTTTGCCATATGTCATAAATCAAATGGTCGTAATATAATGTATAATCTCATAGATGCAGTTTTCGCTATGAGACTTGATACATATAGACAGGTTGATAGTCAGGACGAGAACACTGGCGAAATTAAAAAAGAATGGCAATATTACAAAACAATGCCATGCCATGCAAAAGGTATTATTAGCAACTCAGCGACCCGTGGAAATGGCGATGTTCAAACCATTGGAAACAGATATTTAAATGAGCAACTTATACAAATAAGAACACACGACAAGATGAGTATTCGTGAAAAGGTTACTAATATCGTAAGCTCAAATGGAGAGCAGATCTGGACAGAGCTAGACTTCCCATCAAATACGCCAACAGTTTTTGAAATAATTGGCACTACCCCAATGACAGATCCGTTTGGCAATATAGTTGCATACAACTCAATAATGAAAAGGTCGGAGAATCAAATAATTGGAAGATAAAATGCTCATAACTGC